AACGTGGGGGACGTCTTGTCCAACATGTCTAGCAACGCAGTAGATAACCTTGTTGCGGAATATGCTTATACCATGGTGTCGAGAACATTCACTGAGAAAGTGGATGAACAAGGCATCATGAAGCTCTCCAATGGTAGTCCGTTTCCAGTAGCTGCTTCAGCTAGTAGGATACGGGAGACCAAACAGAGGTTCCGCGCATCACCTTTTGGTGTTGGCTTAGTGCCTGGCTCCCTTTCCGGGAAACAGGCATTGATACTATCAGCGCTGGGAATATCCCGTCGCTGGTAGCGTGACTAACGTCACTTCTACCAACACTAAGGAAAGATGCTTTGTTTTCTGATCCACAAACCGTGACCGTAAATGCGGTTGCGCAAACGCTTGCTGCAATCTCGAGAGAGGAACTTAAGTCTATATACCGCGAAGACGTTGCGGAATATGAACTGGTTATCTCTCATCAGGAGAACGGCAAGAGGAATCGTAGAGTTGTTCGTCTTAATCGGACGACTGTCTCTGCGGATCCGTTCATTCCAGCACAGAACGTCACTAATACGGTGTCTTACTATCTGGTGATCGATACGCCCCTTGCGGGGTTTACGAACACTCAGATGAAAGATGACGTATTGGGACTAACTGGTTGGTTGACGTCTGCCAACGTACTCAAGGTCCTTGGAGGCGAAAGTTGATCAACATCAAGCACGCCGTAGCCATGATCCTTGCGGGTCTTGGCCTTGGCTGGCTTACTGTTGGCGCTCCGGGAATGATTTATGATCGTTTCCTGGACGTTGCAATAGGAGCGATGTGTAGGCTTGCGCCTAACGTTTGCTCCTAAGCTATCAGCTTAGCTTCCAAGAGGTAGCACACTGACAGAGATGTCAGTGTGCTTCCTGATTAGATTGTGAATCAGATCATAAAGCTATGGATTCTCACCCCATTCTTTTAATGGAGGAAGAATGAAAAGCCTTATGTCTCTCCTTGGTTGTGTGCTCACGGATGTGAGCATACGATGTGGCACCGACACCCACCGAGACAAGAT